TCAGCGTGCGAGCTTATCGTTAAGCATCAGCACCTGTTCGCCATTCATTTCTTCAATCCACGCACCGTAGACTTCATAAACCATTTGCGCGTTTTCATGCCCCATCTGGCTGGCTATGAAAGACGGGTTAGCGCCGGCAGATAAAAGCCAGCAGGCAAAAGTATGCCGCGTATGGTACGGATTCCGGCGGCGAATACCAGCACGTTTTACAGCTGCGTTGAATCTCGCACCGATGCTTGATAAAGAGTAGTAGGCTTTCTGCTCTCCTTTGCGCATCCGGGGTATGAAAACGAATCGCAGGCTTTGATTTTCCACTGCGCCATACTCGCGATGATTAAAGACAATTTCGGTTTTAGGCTGTAGTGCTGTCAGCTTACGCTGTGCTTTCAAGGCTTCAAGTGCCGGCTCTAATAGGGTGATAACCCGGTTACCTGCTTCGGTTTTTGGTGGGCCGAACATGCCCAACGCATTAAGATTGCGCTTTATATGGGCTGTACCTTTTTCCCAGTCAATATCTTCCCAGGCAAGAGCTGCGAGCTCTCCATGACGGACGCCAGTATATACTGCGAACGTCCACATATTCAGGCTTTGGCCACGCTCGGATTCCGCAAGCAAACTAAACTCCTGCTTCGTTAAAGGTTCCGGTTTTACTTTCCCTTTGTGTAATTTCTTGATCCCTTCAAAGGGCTTGCCACTGATAAAGCCTGATTTGTGTGCAAACCGAAGAAGGGAGCACAGTAGCGATATATAGTTATTCACGGTACGCACAGTGCGTCCCTGTTTGTTGCTTCTGGGATTTGCCAGGTAAAGTGTCTCACCGTTCAATAGTTCCTTTCTGTATTTCAGAATGTCGCTATGGCGTATAGTTGAAACCGGCGTGTCTTCGTTAATGATGTGCATTAACGTACCGAGTTGTGAGCGCGTCTTACGCATCGTATTCGCGCTAATTTCTGTTTCTTTAATGTTCGTCCACAGTTCACACAGCTCTGAAAAGGTTTGAACTGAAACAGTGGTTACGGTTTTTTTTGCTCTGGAAGATGAAGGAAAGCGCTGGTGGTAATCAAACTCTCCAAGGTTGATCTCGCTAACGATCACAGCCCGAAGATTCCCGGCTTTTTTGATGTTCGCCGGGGTGTTAATCCAACCTTTTAGAATTTCGCGGCAACGCTTTCCCCGGTACATAAACCAGATGCAAATCTTATTGTTTCTGATTTCGACACCTGTAGGCAAAGCTGCCATCTTACGCATCCCTTATTAATTGATTAATTCTCGGATAGTTATACCAGGTTGTGCCACGCAAGGTTTTTTCTCCTGAAGGAGATACCCGTTTAAAATGGACTCCTTCCACCCAGCAGCCCTGGCGATACTTCTCAATCTGTCGTTCGGTCAGGCCTGTTTTTTCTGTGAGCCTCGCGCCAACAACCCATTCTTCGTTAAAAATTACCTGCGACATGGTTCACCTCAGGTAACCGGCATGAGTATAGATATGCCGGTCTTCAGTCGTTGATATTTCAGTTTCAGTTTGCCTGGCCGGGCAGGGAACGCAGTCGGCGCATGCCGGTCATTGCGGTGGCCACGTAGCTTGCCTTGCAGTTGACCACTTCAACCCAGACCTTCACGCCTTCCACTCTCACCGTATAGGTCTCTTTCATCTTGCTGCGCCCATAGTCGCCGTATCTTTGCTGGTGGGCTGCGAGTGAGATTTCACATGCCTGGCGAGCCAAAGGGGATTGCTTACTGCCTCGATTAATCAGTCGCATTTCTTCTCCTTGAGGGAGGGTTTCCCCTCCCGATCTCGTTAGTCCACGTATTCCGGTTTCATATCCGCCAGGGTGATGCTGAACTGACCATGCAGTTCGTCGCCCAGATGGCGTTTAGACGATGCAAGAACGCGCTCTACCTCTGTGAACCGCGCAGCTGCATCGGGTTCATCTGAAGGTGGCAAGGAATTGATGGCTGCTTCGACTTTGTTCCGTGCATCAACCAGGTAATAACGCTTCACGGCCTTGTTTTTCAGCTCAGTGAACAGGGCAGAACCCAGCGTTGCTTTCACGGTTTCAATATCTGCGCGCAGAGCTTTAGCGCTATCCACATCCTGAGCCGCCTCGATGCGGTCACGAAAATCATCAGCAAGTGCATCGATGTTTTGAGCTGATTCCTGAGCCGTTTGAGTCGGGGTGACGTTCTCACCTGAAATATCTGCAAGGCTTACGTGCTGCGTCGGTGCCGGGTTTACCTCTCGTTCTTCACGACGATCATCGAGCTCATCAGGGGTGTAAACGCCCAGAATCACATCCGGGCAGAACAGTCTCGCCCAGCGTTTGACGGCCAGGTACGCCAGTTGCTGGCGTGGGTCGTCAGCCCAGAGAGTAGAATTTCGGGTACGGGCCTGAGCCAGCAGCAAATCGAGTTCTCTAGGCTGATCTTCACCTTTAAGCGTTGCGCGGATAATGATGCCGATCCCGGCTTCATCAGCCAGGGTCCAGCCTGGGACCCGGTATTCGCCTTTGTCGCCTTTACGGATATGGAATTTTCCAACGACCTTTTCCCATGGCCCATACCATTCATAATCAAATCGGCTGGCCAGTACCCCGCTGCGTGAAATGACGGCATTAACCAGCTGCGCTTCATACCCGAGCACCCCGTTAATCAGGTGCGTCTTCTGCGCTACGGCAAAGGGATTCATCTGCCACTGTGCCGCTTGCATCGCAACTGCCATGCAATCGGCCTGGTTGCCCTGCAGGTGTTTAGGAACGGTGGCAGTTCCCTGCGCCATGATCTGCGCAAATGTGCTGATGGCGTTCAGATACTGGGAATCGAACAGAGCCACGTTGGAGTTAATAACGGTGTTCTGGTCAGCAACGGTAACGTTAGTGTTATTCATAAATCCCCCTTAAGCCTGAGTGCGCAGCGCTTCAAGGCGGCGCATGTCAAAGTCGTTCAGTTCATCGGTGTAATCATCGATGATCGGCGCCGGCCATTCTCCGGTGTCGAAGCCGGTTGCGATGGCGCGCATCATTTTGCGGTACTCGAGCATGCCCAGTTCCAGCAGGTCTGCGGATGCCTCGATGATGGCGATCCAGTGGTAGTTCTCGTCTTTGTTGACGAAAATCCAGAAGAACTGGTCCAGCGCCGCGGTCTCGCAATACATAGCCGCGCTGAGGTGGTAGTCCCGGTCAATGATTTCCCGGTGCAGCCGGGCGCGCAGGCTTTCCTGCTTGACGTTCCACATGCTGATAGTTTTCAGGTCAGCACCGATGCGCACGCCGTCCAGGTCGATCTCAAGGTCAGGACGTACACGAACTTCTAGGCCCGTTTCCTCGTCAAAGCCGAAGTAGCTCACTTCAACGGCACGGCTTGGATGTGTCAGCAGCATGCCAGCGGTCGGGTGCGCCAGGAGCGCAGACTGAATTGCCCGTGCCGTTGCCAGCTGCTGGCGGGTAACCAGAATTTTTTCGCTAGGGTTGTCGCGCCAGGCATCCAGCAGTTCGTCGGCGAATATGGCATCGGGCTTAACCGACTTAACTGCCTGGATCATGTCTGCTTTGCTGCCAGACACTTTCAGCGGTGTCAGTTTCTGCGCTTCCTGTGCGACCAAATCAGGATTGATGATTGCTAATTGCTCAAGTAATGCATCACGGCTGCCGCTGGTTTTAACCGGCACGGGCAGGGTGGCGTTGTACTCTTTAATACATGCCTTCATTGCCGTTGCTGTCTGCTTCTGGCCTTCTTCAATACGCTGGTACTGAGCAGGGAGATCCATATAGCTTTGAGCCGTTTCTTCCAGGCTGGCGCCAAGCGGCACTGGAGTGGGAAGGGATGCGTTATGTTCTTCAAGCAACGCTTTAATCTCGTCAGCGCTCAACAGTGCCGGCAGGCTGGCGTTGTACGCGTCGATGAACTCGCGCAGAGTTGCGGTGGTGGTGAAAGCACCCTCTGGGATCTCAGGTTCTACGCTGAACTCTTCTTCGAGGTTTTCCGGCTGCAATGCAAGGGCATGCACCAAGTTCCCCATGTCCAGCACTTTGGATGCTGTGCGCGGGATAGTTTTAGCCACATGGCGCGCGTTGAAGTACATCAGGCTGACGCGGGCATCTTTCACCTGGGTTGAGCTAATGCCGTTCGCTGCGTGATAAACGTCATTCGGTAGGCCTTCGTATCGGCCAGGTTCGAAGTCTGCAGGGAACTCCACTTCTGGGTTCGATTCCTGAACGTCAATTGTTGATTCCTGCAACTGGTCTGCTTCTACGGAATCTGTCTGCGAATTAGCTGCATCAGTGCTTTCGCCCGGTGGTACCGAACCAACATCTTCGTCTTTATCTGGCTTAGCCGCTTCCATCTGCACATCGCTGGTGGTCTCCGCTGTGTTTTCCGTTTTTACGACTTCATTTGAGGTGGTATTGATGCCCGGATTGTTATTTCCACCCATCAGGCCATCGATGGAGAACACTCCACTGCCGAGATTTTCAACCTGCGGTTCTTCAACAGGTGCTTCGGTCTCAACAGCCGGAGTAGACAGCGGCAGCAACTCCACAGCAGAGTTAAACTCAGCCGTCATGGTTTTATTCACAAACTCAAGATGAGCCGCTGGCGTGTGATGAATGTTTTCTGGTGCGATGCGGATCAGATTGAAGATTGCCGCACGGTTCACTGCCAGTACGCCGGGCTGATTACGCAGGATGGCGCTCCATGATTTCCATGGTTCTTCTTTCTTCGCCACGATTTCTTTGGCGCGACGTAAAACGCTTGAGGGGATTTCAAAGTGATGGAAATCCATAGGCAGCAGGGCACAGGCGATCTCAAGATCGAGAGTGTCCAGAGTGTGGTGCGCGCCTTCGCCGCGATCCGTCACATAGCCACCGTCTGCATTGGTACCAGAATCAGTACGCTGAACATTACTGATGCGATTACCTGCAGCCCATTCGCGAACGAGAATGCCGCGGTCAATATAATCAGTCGCCGCCCAGATTCGGGTAAAACGGAGAACCAAAGCGAGTTCGTGGCGCTTCTCCTGGCTGAACACCTTGCGAATGGCGTCGGTATAGCGCCAAAGGTCTTTGGTATCGTAACCCTTCACCTCTTCGCAGTTTTCTGCCGCCAGCAGCAGGTTCTGGACATAGCTGTTGTCAGTGTCCATCTCCAGCGCGCTGATAGCTTCGTACTCTTCGCGGGTTAAGTGGTGGCGCAGTTCATTGGCGGTGAACTGGGCGAGTAGCTGCTTCCGGAACGGTATACGCACGACTGGATAACGAGTGGTTTCGTCATCATTCTCGTCAATCTGAAGACCGTTTTCAGGTTCTGGATCCTGACCGGTTGTAACATCGATGTCGTTAGTGCTTTCTGATTTGAGAAGAGAAAGCTTTCCGCTTCTCCACTCTTCAACTAACTGATTGCGGTCGCCAGCATCTGCTCTCGCCCAGTCAGCCATGAATGCAGCGATAATTTCAGTTTCGTGCGCTTCATCTGGCGCGAATACATGCTTAATCGCCTGAACCAGTTTCCACTCAGCGTTCAGGCTGAGTTCGGCAACTTCAGGGATGTCGCTCTTCGCCAGCAGCAGGTTCTGGAGATAGGTGTTGCCTTCATCCAGTGACATTTCGCTGGCAGCCAACTGCTGCTCTTTAGTGATGTGTGACTGGTATTTTTCGCTGGTCAAATGGATGGCATAGCGGACCGCTGGAGTGCGGTTTTCAAGCGGGACAATCTCGACGATAGTTTCGACATTAACGGATGTTTCCGGTGCGGTAGTGTTGTCCATGGCTGCAGCAGACTCAGCACCAGCCTTTGGCAGCCAGGTGCGTCCATCGTCCTGCAGTTCGTAGCGTTTGCACCAGGTGTAATCCACGGTGCTTTCTTCCGGGAGGTCGTTATACACCGGGAAATAGGTGCGAACCGGTTTGGCGTAATCCTTACCGCGGCCGGTTTCAATACCGGCATCTTCCAGCTCAACATCGAGCTGCAGGTTTGCACGGGCTTCTGATTTAGCAGTGAACCAAATCACTGCGTCTTCTTTGCCAGATTTCTGCGTAGCCTTCACTACATAGAAAAATTCCATGTGAGATCCTCTTTTTTGGATGTAAGATCCCCGGGCCAGAGATAGCGCCCATTGGGTGAACTTTGGTTTTTTAAGTAGTTTTCCGGTGTAACTTTGGTCGGGAGCACCGGACGTACGGGCCGCCTTGCGCGGCTTTTACGTTATGCCTCGTGGGCCATCTGGTCGTACGAAGCACAACGTTCAGAGCAGTATTCTTTTTCTTTGCGCGCCAGCTGGGCGCCGTTGCGATAGAGAAGGGTACTTTTAACTACTTCCTCCGGTTCAACCGGCTTGCCGCAGTACCTGCATTTTGTTGAGTTACACATCTGGATTCCCCTTTTGCGCCAGCAGGTAGCACAAGCGGCGAAGAATCACCTCGAAGAAGTTCAGCTTTACGGCCTGTTGCCGTCCTGGTTTGCGTGCGAAATCAATCATTCTCACCCTCGTTTGCCTTATCGCCGGCCAGCGGAACGTTTACACCTGATGCGCGTTAATCTCTCCACCTCATCCGAATATTCGTATGCCATCGGCGGCTACTTCGTGGGCGTCCTGCCTTGGTGGAACGTGATGCGTCTTGTTGAGTTAGATTAAACACAAAGTTTAAGTTGTAGTCAACAGAATGAGTAATTTTAAATAAACAAAATGTTTATATGATGCTTATGGAGAGTGAAATTTTGTTCTTTGGAGGCAAAAAATTCGACGAAATGGTACAGGCAGGAAGTCCGGGGAATGGACGCTTAGTACAAGGGATGTGCTAGTTATTCGAGGCGCATAAAAAAAGGCCACTTTATGGCCATTTCTTATAGTAGATCTTTACGAATCATTGCTGAAAGGATTACTCAATCATCCTGCGAACGAATCCGGCCTTTCATATACTTATCATATAGTTCGTCCAGCTCTTTCAGGCGAAGCGCGAAGATGCGAAGCATGTTCTGTTGCTCTTCTTCGGGAAGCTGACGGTAAAGTTCCAACAGGCGTTGTTCGTCCGGCTTCAGTCCATCTTTCTCGCCAACATCTTGGCCAAGCAGCCACTCAAGGCTCACCCCAAGCGCATCCGCCAGCTTAATCGCTGAGCTTTTACCAATCGTCCCGCGTACGAACCAGTTATTGACCGATTGAGCACTGACGCCACAAATACGGGCCATGTCTGATTTGGTCAACTTCTTGAGCTCAAGAACCTCGTTAAGCCGCTGAACTTGTGGGTGGTTAATCTGATGAGTTTTTTCTTTCATGGACGAATTCTAAACCAAATGTTTATTAGCTCAATATTCAAAATGTTGACATAAACATAAACAAAATGTTTAATTGCGTTGTTGTTACAGGAGCTATTTATGAAAGCAATTGATAAAGCAATTACTAAAGCAGGAACTGCTACGCGCTTAGCCCAACTGCTAACCGTAAGCGCCATGACTGTTAGTCATTGGCGAAATCGATATCAGGGCGTCGTCCCGGCAGATCGAGTTTTGCAAATTTATGGGGTTACCGGCGTAACTCCGCACGAGTTGCGCCCAGATCTCTACCCAAACCCAACAGACGGTTTACCCAAACAGGAGCCTTAACAAAATGCAGACTGTTTCATTCCAACAGAGTAACAGAGCTTCCTCTAATTCACTGATATTCCAGTGTCATCAAAGCGAATCGGCAGTGAAGGATATCGATCATCGCGATATCTGCTCAGCGGTACGAGCTTGGGCGGCGGCAGAAGGGCGCGTAGCTGTAGCACTTCAAATCCAAGAAGCGGCGGAAGAACTTCAACTTGATGGCGTGGATTTCTCAGGCCAGGCCGATGTCTGGAACGTGAAGCTGTTCCGCTGGCTCGACAACAAAGAAGACTCCGCATCGTACCGAAAGAACATCGAACAGCTGGTGCCCGCGATCATGTCCGTATTACCGCTTCGATACCGCGACCGTGTCGTTAAGAACGACTCGTTTGCCTACCGGATGGCCCGGCTGGAAAAAGAGGTGAGTGAGGCGAAGCAAGCTTTGATGCTCGATGCACCGAAAAAGGAAAAGCTGAAGGAGTTAGGAGAGGGGATTTTCGAAATGTTCAGGATCGATCCGGACCTTACGGCGCCACTGCTGGCGATGGTCACAACCATGCTGGGGGCAATGTGAAGACTTCAGAAAAGGCGAAAGCCGGTCTGCGCTAACAGAACCGACTTTCAGGTGCAAAAACGGAGTGTAATTGCGGAGCTAAGTATGTCAAACACAGCTGAAATTATCAATTTCCCCAACAGAACTGAACAACCGGGAGGTCGTATGGCCGACCTGTCGAACGGGTATACCAAGGTCGCTAACGAAATCCAACAGCTCAAGCCTCGTCTGAGAATGTCAGGCCGGGAGTGGCAGTGTTTTGAGGCGGTGATCTGGCTTACCTACGGCTGGAACAAGAAACAGGACCGCGTTACGAACACGGTGATCGCTGAGCTTACAGGGCTGAGTGATTCGCATGTTTCTGATGCGCTCAAATCGCTCGCAGAACGCAAAATTATCTTCAGTCAAAAGCAGGGAGTGATGAAAACTGTCGGTATAAATACTGACCTTTCCGCCTGGGTTTTAGACAAACCGAAAACGGGAAAAGTCTTCCCGAAATCGGGAAAAGTGTTACCGAAAACGGGAAAAACCTTCCCGGAAACGGTAGACACCCAAGACTATAACAAAAACAATATTAAAATATCCTCGTCTCGGAATTCTGACGAATCCCGAAACCAGAAAACTCAAAAGTTTCTCTCTCGCCATCCTGAAGCTGCCGCCGGGATATACACCCCTGCAGGTAAATCATGGGGATCCGCTGACGACCTCAAGGCCGCTCGCTGGATTTACGAAAGGCTTCTCACCGTCAACGCTTCGCTATCCGAACCAAACTGGGCTGAATGGGCAAACACCATCAGGCTGATGCGTGTTCAGGACAATCGTACTCACTACGAAATCTGCGACCTGTTCCAGTGGGCCAACAGGGATGAATTCTGGAAAGACAATATCCTGAGCCCTTCGAGTTTGCGCAAGCAGTGGGATCAACTCACAACCAAACGGCTGCGCGCAACCGGGGCGGCAAAGTCATCGCGGGGCGGCGTTGACCTGCATAACACCGACTGGATTGACGGGATGCTGGAATGAAAAATCTTGCCGAGAGCATTCGCAATTTTGACAGGGAACAGGCTCGCCGCGTGGCGCACAACATGCCTGAGCAGTACACCGAACGCGAACAAACGCAGCAGGTGGCTCAGATTATCAACGGGCTGTTCGTACAGCTGGCAGCCGCGTTCCCGGCAAGCTTGGTTAATCGCAGCCAGGAAGACGTGAACGAGATCCGCCGTCAGTGGGTGCTGGCCTTCAAAGAAAACGGGATCACCACTCTGGAGCAGGTTGAAGCCGGCATGCGCATGGTGCGCCGTCAGGAACGCCCATTCCTGCCTTCGCCAGGCCAGTTCATCAAGTGGTGCAGGGAAGGGCGCTGCGTGCTGGGGATCACCGTCGCTGATGTGATGGCCGAATACTGGAAGTGGCGCAAGCTGGTGTTTCGGTACCCGAGCAGCGAGCAATATCCGTGGCCGAAGCCGGTTTATTACCACATCTGCCTTGAGCTGCGTCGCCGCGGAACTGATGGCCAACTGAGCAACAAAGAGCTTGAGCGTGAAGCTGGAGAAATACTGGGTATGTGGGAAAAGCGGGTGCTGGCCGGAAAGCCGATTCCGCCTATTCGTCGGGCGTTGGCTGCGCCAGTTGATCCGAAAGGGCCGACACCGGCGGAGCTTTTGAAAGCTAAATATCAGCGGATGAAAGCAGATGGCAGGGCATAGTGAGGAAATGGTCTGTTATGAGCGAGAAGCGGACTCTACCGTGGATTTTATCAACACTCAGGGATTGCTTTTAAAAATTGTTATCCAGTTTTACTGCATGAGGTATCCCATAATTGTCCTACCGTTTTACCCATTTTTTGTCTCTTTTATCTATGACATCAATGGTTAAGATTACAACGTCTGAGCAGACGTACTAATTTAAATTCTGTCATTCAGTCGTAGCGATTCTGTGAGGCATCTTTTTATTTTAAACAACTCTAAAAGGTGGAAATAACGATGAAGCGTCCAAACTGGTTTCAAGTTTCCGATAAAGGTGGCAAGGCTATAGCAGCGCTCCATCATTACGCCACTACTGGTACAGGTTTACCTGCCGAGCTGATCCATTTAATTTTTTTAAGAGTTTCCCAGATCAATGGTTGTGCACACTGCATAGATATACATACTCGCGATCTTATCAAGAGTGGCATGTCCGTAGAAAAGATTGTATTGGTGCCTGTCTGGCGAGAAGCTACCTATTTATTCTCGGATATAGAGCAAGCTGCCCTCTCATGGGCGGAAGAAGTTACCCGTGTTAGTGAAACACATGCTTCCGATGAAGCATATTCCGCAGCGCTTTCTGTATTCGGTGAAAAAGATTTGGTTGAACTTACCATTGTTATTGCCACCATGAATGCCATTAATCGTATGGGTATTAGTTTTCGAATGAAGCCGCTTGCTAAAGCTTGACAGATGTAAATAGCTCCCATAAGGGACTCTGGAGCTATATTAAAGTCTGCTTCTGGCACACAAATGACATCCCAGCCTGTGCATGACCGTAAAAACTACCTTCACTTGATAAGCCGCTTCGGGTTATGACGAGGCGCTTGTGTGACATGCTGGAAAACCAATTTAGGCGTTTACTGAAAGCCTGGTTGTCCTCAAGTGAAACGACCCTTAGAAATTTCTATGGCGAAATAATCACATAAGTCTTCTCCACGTATGTTATAAGCGAGTTTGAAATCGCCACCACTGGCGGTTAAGAGGCATCTCATGAAACTACGTATCACAAGAGCAATCGGCCTCAGCAAGTTCTCGCCACGTTGGGTTAAGGTTATCTGTTTACGGTTGACTAAAAACGATATTGAGCGCTCCCTCAACGCTCTTCTGGCCACAATCGATGAATCTGAACTTACCCCTGAGCAAGTCAAAGCATTAAGGGAATGCATTGACAGAATTAACATCGCAAGGGGGAAGGGTATGCAGGCGTGAGCACGTTTGATAAAAGGTAAGCCAGCACTGTATATGCGCGGCACGTTTGCTGCGCAAGTATCGCTGACTGCTCGATACCAGCTGAGCTTTAAAAGCCAAATATGATTGGATGAAAGCTGGTAGGAGGGTATGGGGATGTGTGAGCGAAAATGAGACCAACTATTTAAGCCTGCTCCGTTTACCGCATCTCAACTGAGTTCTTTCTTCTTTGCGTAGCAGGCTAAATCTTCATTTAGCTGGAGTTAGCATACGCCGCAACCCTGAACGGCATTGAACAATACGTGCAAGAAATCCAGCAAAAGCATAGATTGAAAGGCTCTTGACCTCAAGTTAACTTGAGTTTTTAAGATGGCGACTCTGGAGATAGTCAAAGGATTAGCCTAATGAAAGATAATGATGTAGGTTTTACGCACGTTGCGTTTGTTGTTAGAAATTTGGAAAAAAGCATTGATTTCTATAGCCGTTATGCTGGCATGGAAATCGTACACAGGCGAGAGCCTGATCTTCCGGAGGTACGTAAAGTCGCGTGGTTAAGTGACCGAACTCGCCCTTTTGCACTTGTCCTTGTCCAGGTTGATGCTGTGACTGACACCCCTCTGGGTAATTTCGGTCACTTGGGAGTAGCTTGTTCAAGCATTGAAGAAATCGACAATAAGGTAGCGATGGCCAGAATGGAAGGCATCTTGCGAAAAGAACCGGTTCAGGCAGGCGAACCGGTAGGTTATTATGTCTTCTTCGCTGATCCTGATGGTAACACACTTGAACTTTCTTATGGTCAGAAAGTCGGGATCGAGGCTTTCCGTCAGGATGATAAAGTGCCTGCATCTCAGTAAATTTCGATAACCGGTTGGATTACATTACGCACTGGTAATGTTTCATGTCGTTTTAGAGCTTGCTGACAAATTTGTTGCTTAGTAACAGCAAGCTCCATAATAGCCTTTACGAATTTTCATTTTATAAATCTCATATCGAAACCACAATTTAGTAGTGAAACTGCACTAAACTCCTCTGAAATCTATTCAACATAACTATTGTGTAGACCACCAAATCTGAGATCTGTCCCAAATCGTTCTTAAAACCGATACCTGCAAGCTTGGAAGCGCTCCATCCTTCTAACACTCTTTAATCGTTGCAAAATCCGTAAGATACGTTTATAAATATACTGTATATACATACAGGTGTTTGTTGCGGAGGGAAAAATGAAAATCGAGTTAGCCATTGATCGCATGAAGAAACTTCCTGATGGAGCTATACCTGCACTAGAGTCAGAACTGCTCAAAAGGCTCAGCAAGCAGTTTGATAATTGTCAGCTAACGATCAAGCGTGCCAGCAATGATGGTCTGAGTGTTTTCGGGGGCGACAAGAAAGAGGTTGAGCAAATCGTACAGGAGACCTGGGAAAGCGCCGACGAGTGGTTTTATTAATCGCGTGAATTTCACTGGAGCAGTTTCAAAGAGTATCGCTGTTTGCGTTCCCCTGGCTGTTCCCGATTACTGTTTACCGCGTCAATAAGTCGCTCTGGGGGAAATAGTGTGTAGTGCAGATGCCTTTAATGCAGATGATCAATGGTACGACGTGGTCAGAAGGGCCGATAAAGCAGTTATCTATAGCTTCCCGGCTGAGGGCAGATATCTGGTTTATCGAGTAAATGGAATAGTTTCATTACGACCGTTGCTCGAAGAGGAAGAAATATTCACTCTCAACGGGTTTATGCAATTTGCAAAACGACTGGGGTACCGAGTTACACCACCGTCTGATATTATTATTTCATAGGCCTGAACAACCTATACCTGATGCGCCACGGAGAGAACCATGGCGCTAGAATTACAACTTATCAAACACCATTCAGGAATACTGATCCCGGCCACACCCGAGACCAGCGATATCCTGCAATCCAAAACCAGGCTCGGCGATGTTCTTGTTGCCGAGTTCAGGCGGGTACGAAACCCTGCATTTCACCGGCGCTTTTTCGCGCTTCTTAATCTCGGTTTTGAATACTGGGAACCAACCGGCGGGGCTATCTCTAGCAACGAGCGAAAGCTGATCACCGGCTACGCCAAGTTCCTGGCTTCTTATGGCGGGAATGAGGGCGCGCTTATCGATGCTGCTGAACAGTATCTTGAGCAGGTTGCTTACCGGCGCGTCACAAATGGCATTAGCCTGTGCAAATCCTTTGACGCTTACCGCTCCTGGGTGATCGTCGAAGCAGGGCACTTTGATGCCATTCAGCTGCCTGACGGCACACTCAAAAAGCATCCTCGTAGCATCTCGTTTGCCAACATGGACGAACTCGAGTTTCAGCAACTCTATAAAGCTGCGCTCGATGTTCTCTGGCTCTGGGTCCTGTCCCGTTCATTCCGCAGCCGTGACGAGGCCGAAAACGTCGCCGCGCAGCTGCTTGGCTTTGCGGGGTGATGGGGATGAAGAAGACCTGGTTCCAGCATACCGACTGCAGCACCGAACAGGCCGACGAACTGGTTAAGCGTTATAAGGCCCGCGGGGTACGAGTTGAGCGTAGCCTTAACCCAGATTACGTGACATGGACAGTCAGTGCTTTCCTTCCTACCTCAAAAACACCAGCGCGCCCGGATAGCCGCTGGCGCAGCCGGATGTGGGGGTAAACGTGAAGATATATCAAATCACTTTGCCCTGGCCGCCGAGCAATAATCGGTATTACCGGCACAACCGTGGGCGTACGCACATTAGCGCTGATGGCGTCGCGTACCGCTATGCCGTGGCCAGTATCATTCGAAGCGGCCGGCTAAATATCCGAACGGCGGCACCACTCAAAATCCGAATTGAATGTCACATGCCCGACCGCCGGCGCCGCGATCTGGATAACCTGCAGAAAGCTGCTTTCGACGCTTTAACCAAGGCGGGATTCTGGCTGGATGACTGCCAGGTTGTTGATTATCGCGTTGTGAAAATGCCTGTCGTTAAGGGCGGGAAATTAGAACTCACCATCACCGAGCTGGAGATCGCATGAATCTTGAAAATACCCTCAAATATCACTTCGCCAAATCGACCATGATTAGCGATTCTCCGCGTGCAACGGCGTCAGACTCATTAACCGGAACGGATATCATGGCCGCTATGGGTATGACGCAGGAACGGGCAGCCTTGGGTTATAGCGCCTTTCTCGGGAAGATGGGGATCAGCAACAACGACCGGGAGAGGGCGATCGAATTGCTGGCCCAGTACGCGCTGACCAAGTGCGACCGGGTTGCTGCACTTCGCAAACTGGATGCCAAGGTTAAGCCATTAGTGATGAACCAGCTGGCCACCTTCGCGTTTGAGGACTATTCCCGCAGCGCCGCCAGCGTGAAGCAGTGCGATGGCTGCAATGGGGAAGGGTTTATTGACGCTGAGGTATTCAGCATGAAGTCTCACACTCCGGCAAAAGAGAAGAAGTTCGTGAAGATGTCATTGAAAATGGGCGTCGAGCATATTCGTCCTTCTGAGTATGAAGTGCGCAGGAAGGTCAGGGAGATAGCGCGAGTTCTCTGCCCTCAGTGTAAGGGTAAGAAGGTAGTTAGTTGTGCCTGTAGAGATTGCCACGGGCGCGGTAAAGCAGTGAATCAGGAGCTCACTGAAAAGCAGGGTGTGCCGGTTCTGGCTGACTGTAAGCGCTGCAGCGGGCGGGGGTATGAACGAATTCCTTCCACTGAGGCTTACGCCGCGGTGTGTCAGATAACGGATGCAATCAGCCTCGATACCTGGAAGAAGTCTGTAAAACCCTTCTACGATCAGCTCATCACGAAGTTTGATATTGAAGAGGCGTGGGCAGAAGCACAGCTCAAGAGGATAACAAAATAGGGTATGAATTTATCGTGAGCTATTTACTTTTCCCGAATCTGTGGTAATTTTGCTCTAACGATGGGTTATTGCCTTCGTTTAAAGCCCTGCGGTTAACCCCGTGGGGCTTTTTGCTTAATGGCGATTTAAGTATTTCTAAAATCATCAATATTCATTGCCTCTTATAATCTCTATATCGAAGAGGAGGAGGGAATGATGAGAGAAGGCTATTACTGGATCCAGTACAATGGCAGCAGGCAGATCGCTTACTACGAGCACGAAAAAATTGACGATTTAGAGTCGGGTGAAACTATCTACGGCGCATGGTATGTGACTCGTGGAGATGATCTCGCCAACAATGGAGAGGTCGAAGTGCTAAGCGAACGTATTGAAGAGCCAAAGCTGTAACAGGAAAAATAAGTGAAGCCTCGTTACTGTGCGAGGCTTTTAGTATCCATGAAAGAAGTAGCGAACCTTCAAACCGATAAACTTTAACACTGGCCAGACATAATGCTGGATTAAATATAGGGCAGGTGGAATAACCAATGTCGCACCAGTTGCGCAGATTGCGTATACCGCCGAGTCCTTAGCGATTAATGAGTAATTTAGGTTAAGTGTTTCAAGGTTAATTGCATTGGCTGTACTCGATCCTACAAATCCAGAGCCAAAAACAGCCAGAAACACATAAAATGATGCTGTTATGAGCTTTAAAATTAGCCGAAAGTATTTCACGATGAATACCTGATGATTGATGTCATCTTTTTACACAAAAACAATGTGTTTAGCTAGCTTATGGCTTGGGATGTTCTGACTAGGCCTCTTGATCCTCACACCGCCAATCTTCCCGGACTCTACCCGGATATTTAATTCAGGCCACAGTTAATCACGTTCAAATACCCCTTAGATATTTAGTCTGATGGCCTTTCAAATTCCTTTGAAAAGCACCCGCTCAAAGCGAGGTGAGAGTATGTATCGCATGGACAAACTAACCACCGGTGCTGCATATGGCGCTTCAGCCGGTAGCATCCTCAACGGCGTGTTGAATGCCTACAGTCCCGAGCAGTGGAATGCTATTGGCGTGCTGGTGGGCATCATTGTCGCCGTACTCACGTACCTAACGAATCTCTATTTCAAGATTCGCGAAGACAACCGCCGCAGCAGGAGCCGAGATGAATACGACACTCAGAAATAAGCTGGTTGGTGCCATAGTTGGCGGATCCGGAGCAATCACAATTGCTGCTGTTATGCTGGGCAATGCGGATGGGCTGGAAGGGCGACGTTATTACGCCTATCAGGATGTGGTCGGCGTCTGGACTGTTTGCGATGGACACACCGGTGCCGATATTCGCCGCGGCCACCGCTACAGCGACAAAGAGTGTAACGCTTTGCTGCAGTCCGATCTGAGCAAGGTGGCAAATGTTATCGACCCGCTGATCAAGGTACGCATCCCTGGGCCAACCCGCGCAGCGCTCTACTCTTTCACATACAACGTGGGAACCGGAGCGTTTAGCAGATCGACGTTACTGAAAAAACTAAATGCCGGTGATGTCCCGGGAGCATGCAAAGAGCTGCAGCGGTGGACGTATGCCCGTGGAAAGCAGTGGAAGGGCCTGGTAACCCGTCGGGAGATTGAGCGCGAAGTCTGCATGTGGGACCAGAAATGAGCCGGTTAACCGCAATCATCTGCGCTGTCGTTATCTGCCTGCTGGTCTTTATGGCTTGGGCAGTAAATCACTATCGCATCAACGCCAACACCTACAAAGACCAGCGCGATAAGGCCACCGAGAAGCTCAGCCTGGCACACTCCACCATCAAAGACATGCAGACCCGACAGCGAGATGTCGCTGCGTTGGATGCTAAATACACGAAGGAATTAGTTGATGCGAAATCTCAGCTTGAAGATCTGCAGCGTTGCGTTAGCTCTGGCAAGTGTGGGCTGCACGTCAACGCCACATGTCCCGCGAACGGAACGGCCGGCTCCAGCGGCATGGGCGATGCAACCAGCCCCGGACTTACTGACTCCGCTGAACGGGATTATTTTACCCTCAGAAAGCGAATCGCCACAGTGACGAAGCAGGTTGGCTATTTGCAGGGCTACATCAAAGAGCAATGTCTGAAATAGAGCCTCGTCCATAAGGTTCTGTCACTATCTCTTTTTATGACACTAACAATAGGAAATATTTGAAGCGTATCTAGTTAGGTTGGGTGTAAAAAAATGCCCTCGCAAGGAGAGCTAAAGGAGTCTCAGTTTCACTTGCTCTTTTTATCGATGATTCCCTGGAGTTGGCATTCTCCGCATCAGAGTCCTGAACAGTTTGGCAGTCAGGCAGGAATCAACAAGCATAAGCGCTAGTGATTAAGATAATCCTTACCTAATCATTTGGGCCGGGCAGTAACATCAAATGCTCTGATTATCCATAGGGCTGACATAGCGACTGTAAAGGTATAGAGTTGAGGTGTCTTTATGGAATGAGGATTAACATGAAAGGTAAAGTGATTATCGCTGCTATGGCTTTGGTTTCGTTCAGCGCTGTTGCTGAGGAAGGGCAGTATCTTTCTGACTTCGCCAGTGCAAAAAGCACGTCTAAGAGCTACTCCCAACTGATAAGTCAAAATAAACTACCTGCATGGGTAAAAAGTGGTGGCACAAGCACACCATCAACCGAAGTAACAGTTGCGGGCAAAAAGTATATTGCTCTGTCAGGGTGTAAACCACACAGTTGCCCAGAACAGAATATTGCTGTTCTCTACTCACCTGATAACGGTGATATCCATGGTGTGTTTTCTGATTTCAATGCAGAAAAGAACCAAGAGACATTGACCTGGTTAAACGTGGATCCGATTGATTCTGATGCGATGAAAAATGCGCTTTTCAATCGACTGTACGGCAATTAAATAACCCATGCTTCAAACTGTAATCCACCAGTTTGAAGCTTCAATACACGAATCAATCGTCTCACAGGATGTTGGTCGCTCACATCGCACCCTCATTCCGCTTAACTTTAGCAATGAATTCCTCTGTGATTGATAGACCCGCTATGATTTCCGAATTTAAGACGGGAGCACCAAATTTGCTTACAAGGTCCAGAAGAGTTTCATATGTCTGAATCAGTTCCATTAGATCGGAAATCACTAATTGATCATGCTCAGTGCGCAAATGAGACCGGGCAGAGGCTTGATGCACTATCCACTCGAGATTGGCCTTGATTTTCTGTACGTCATCGTAGTTATACATATTTCATAAGCTTAAATCCTCATTTCAAGATTTCTTTGAGAAAAAATACTTCATTGCTTCAAATACTGAAGCTGTGAGTGACGTCTAAAGTTCATTCAGTTTAGAGGTAACAATGGCTAAGCCGGACTGGGGCGAGCTGCAGAAGCGGTTCCTGTCTGATCACGCTGCTACTGGCATATCCCCTAAGGAATGGTGCGAGACACATAACCTTAATTATGTAACTGCTCGTCGCTATATCAAGAAAACTGCTACGCAAAATACAAAAATTTACCCGCGAAAGATAGCACGCACTGCGCAGAAAGATAAAAGCGCAGATGAGCTGGTGGACATGGGAACCTGAAAGGCGTATGCGATCAGCTGCGGTGCTGGACTCATGCTGGAGGCAAACAGTGGAAAGGGTGAGTAACGCGCCGTGAGATTGAGCGCGAAGTCTGCATATGGGGCCAGAAATGAGCCGATTAACAGCAATCATCTGTGCTGTCGTTATCTGCCTGCTTGTATCTATGGCCTGGGCGATTAACCACTACCGCGACAACGCCATCACCTACAAAGACCAGCGCGATAAAGCCACTGAGAATCTCAGCTTGGCTAACGACACCATCAAAGACATGCAGACCCGCCAGCGTGATGTCGCTGCACTGGATGCCAAATACACCGGAGAACTGGCTGATGCGAAAGAAACCATTGAGCGTCTGCATAGCGATGTCATTGCTGGTCGTAAGCGGCTGCAGCTCAACGCAAACTGTCCCACGAACGGAGCGACCGGCTCCGGCGGCCTGGGCGATGCTTCCGGCCCCCGATTTACTGACTCCGCAGAACGGGATTATTTCACCCTCAGAGAGCGAATCGTCACAGTGACGAAGCAGGTCGGCTATCTGCAGGACTACATCAAAGATCAGTGCCTGAAATAAAAATATTTTCGAGTGTTCATGTCTATTTATGGCTATTCAAATGTACTCATGGCTATTAATTGTCTAGCTATATCTACTTGAAATTTAATGATTTAATCAAGCCTTGCATCCGTGAGGCTTTTTGTTTTGCGGTGACACCCCGCACTAAGAACTGCCGACCGAATCGGTAGAGCATGTGCCTGCGATAACTGCCAGATCCTGATTGGCTATCGCATGTTCGATGCAGATGAAACACACCGAACCCTAACCTGTGAAATGAGCCTTTGGAGACGTCAGTTTAATGCTGGCGAGCTTTCGGTGGGCTGGCGTTTCAATTCGGCAAAGGTTCATCTCACATGTAAGGAAAACGCTATGAATAATCCGTCAGTTATTCCGGCCTTCGACTTCCGCGAAATGGTGCAAGCCAAAAACGGAGAGGTCGTAACCACATCCAGAAAAGTTGCTACGTACTTTGGAAAGCGACACGGTGATGTGCTCAGGAAAATCGAGCAGGTTAAGGCCGATTGCTCAAGTGAGTTTAGCCAACGCAATTTTGCGTCGGCTGATTATATCGATGAGCAAGGTAAGATTCGCCCGATGTATAGCCTGACGAAAGATGGCTGGATCATGGTTGTGATGGGATTCACCGGGAAAGCTGCTGCGGCTATCAAAGAAAGCTACATTTCAGCGTTCAACTGGATGTCAGAGCAACTTAGCCGCCGTCTTGTCATGGGTGAAGCAATGCAGCACCGCTACGCCATCAAAGAAACGCGCTCAAAGCTGAAGGGAACGATCGGCAGCCGGTTGATGAACGAACGGAAGAAGGAAAAACGCACGCTAAAGCTTGAGCATGAGCACATCATGCAGGTGACGCAGCCTGAGTTGCTGATTAGCTAAGCCGGCCATTACAAAGCTCATCTGAGGGTGGGCTTGATAATGGTTTATTGGGATAAATCCTAAGTGTATTCTATGGCTTCCACTAATGAAAAGGAGGTCCGTATGTCAATATTAATTCCGCTTTTTAAACCTATCCATACTACTGATAATGCCGGAAGAAAAGTTCTAATCCAGGCTATTAACACCTCTTCGACTGACTGCATTCATGGCGTCACCATCGGCCAAAACGGAAGTGAAAACCCCACCAATTGGGACTTAAATGGCACTGCGAGAGATAGGCCAAGTGATTGCAATATTGATTTAAGAAAAGAAGAGTTAATGTATCTGAAAGAGACGGCTTTAAAGATGCTTCCGGATGAAATTAAGAAGTTCATCTAGTCGATAGAAACCGCCTTCGGGCGGTTTTTTGTTGCCATCACCATGGGGCTGCTCATCGTAATGGCAATATCCCCACAAGCGGATAAAGAGGCTCTCAATGTCCGACATCTACATCATCAAACTGACTACGAACGACGCGGCGAGTACACGGGCAAGATGTCACGGCGTCAGCCTGAGCTGGTTAATGGATTTGTGCCGCTGGCGACGGAAACGGGCGAGTGGCTTTACTTCGCTCCTGGCGACGTGAAGCGCGTGAAGTTCAATCAAGAGCCTTCGCGACTGACAGAAAAAATCGTAAAAGACGAATGATATTAATAAAAAGAAATTCAAATTATTCCTCTGAAATAAATCATTCTCTTGTGTTAACTATCATAAAAAGAGTCACTACGCGGTGACTCTTTAGAAGATTGTTTTGGAAAGTTGCCTTACGGTATTAGATGTCGAGGTTTTGAGTGGTATCGATATCAAGTTGTTGATAAATCGATTTTGCAATATCTGTAAAACCAAAGAATTTTACAAGTTCTTCAATGGATTTGTTCTTGAAAACCTGTTGTTGTAAAAGATATCCCTCATTGGAGGATGCAACAAATATCCAATTCCCTTTTTCAGTCTCATAAATACGGTAGGCTACATCCTGTACAGGATCGTGCTCATATGCAACCTCTTTCCCTACGAACGCAATGTCACGGCCATTTTTTACTTTAAATTCAATCTTTTCCACTGAATTCCTCTCAGAGATATTTATGGCACTCACCGACAAGCAAGATATGTTGTGTCGCGAGTACCGCATCTATTTAAACGCCACGCAAGCGGCTATTCGGGCGGGGTACCGCACAAAGACAGCTAACCGCACCGCGTCCGAAGACCTGTCAAAACCTGACATCCAGTACAGAATTGCCGAACTTAAAGCGCAACGCAATGATCTGGTTTGCATAAATGCGACAAATGTCCTGAATCGTCTTGTTGAGATAGACCAAATGGACGAGCTGGACATTCTGATCTCTACAGAAGTGCTTATGCCGGTATCTCATTGGCCTAAGGTCTGGAGGACAACGCTATCCGGGCTGAATGTCGTCGATATGTCAGCCGAGGGAACACCGCTGCATTGCTCAAGAAAATTAAGCGGCTTGGTATGGGAAGGACTTCTATTCGCTCGGGAAGTGGCGGCACAGAAGTAGCAGAGGGCCACGCAAAAAAACGAACGAGAAACCAGGCTGTTAACCATATGCCTGGCGACGATGTTGATCGCGAGCGTGTGACAACTGAGTCCGTAAGGGGTGAGGTAGTGTACACGGCTTGCGACTGGGTTAAACCCATCTACGGAACGGATCACGACTGGGATGTGCTGGACCGCCAGACGAAGAAAGACATCCTGGCGCATAACAAAGCGTGGGCAAAAAATTGTAAAGACTAAACATAGTGATTGGACGATAAAGCACGTTATTATATCTCCAAAAAAAGGGAGTTAAGCATGGCTCAGTATGTCCCACTCATTACCTCGTTAATAGCTGTCCTCGGCGCGCTTGGCGGCGCTTGGGTTGCCAACATATTCAACGAAAAGCGCTTTCAAGCCCAAGCAAAACTTGAAAAAGAAACACAAAATAAGAAGTTAATTTTAGGAAAAGCAGAGGAGCTCTATCTCCTGCTGACTACCTGGGATAAGGATGTGTTCAATTACCAAGCTTATCAGTTAGCCGTTATCAAAGGTGAGTTAACAAAAGCACAATTTCACACCTTCCTTTCTGAGTTCAGTGCTAGAAGCACCCATGACCGCTTGGATACTTTATTGCCGCTTTATTTCCCAGAACTAACCCCTGCTATGGCCGAGTTAAGACGTCATCTAGACTCAGGAAATAAAGCTTATCACGCGCATGAACGGAATGATTTAGATACCATAGAGGCGCGTAAATTACTAAATGCGTCGGTCAAGAGTACTGGCCAGGCATTTAAAGAATTGAAAAAATCCTTAAGCGCTAGAGTCCATGGACTTGTCGAATGAACCGCCTCCAGGCGGTTTTTTATTGCCATCATTGTGCGGCATTAGATCAGGCATTCATTAAGTGCCTATGCTAATGCGTTTGTTTATAATCGACTCACTAAATAAGTGAGGTGAAAATGGACGCAGATCTAATCGCGTACGAGGCTATGCTCGCAGCACGCGAATCAGCTAATTGGGCATATTTGGGGTTATGGATATCTTTATCGGCGGCTGTAGCTACATTCTTGGCAACTGCCGCAGGGGTCGTTGTAGTGTTTGGTTGGCGTAACCAAGAGGCTTTTAGGGATAAAAAAGCATTCGTAATTTCAGTGCTTAAACTACAGCAAACTATAGGGCTTGGGCCTAACAAATATCAGCTAACTTCTGAGCCCATTCCTGAGACACATCCTTTTTCGAAACTAACTTTTACGTTGCATCAGGTTTATGAGAACGTCGTAACAATGACGAAAAAAAAGGATCGCGCCAAAGCTAAACAAATCTATCTTCAGCTTAGTGAGGTCTATGAGTCATTAAGTAAAGGTGAAGTGGATAGAGAAAGTGCATTAAGGGTGCTTTTCGAAATAAAAGCCGACCCATTTTTTGAAAACTTCTGATTCATTACAAAAGCGTTCATACTGAATGATTAACCGCCTTCGGGCGGTTTTTTTTATTGGAGTAAGCAATGGCAAAACCGGACTGGGGCGAGCTTCAGCAACGGTTCCTATCCGAACATGCCGCAACCGGCGTATCACCAAAAGAATGGTGTGAAGCGCAGGGACTGAACTACGCTACCGCACGTCGATATATCAAAAAACCTTCTGCGCAAACTGCGCAAACTGCGCAAACTGCGCAAAAACCTGCGCAGCAAAAAATGCGCACTGCGCAGAAAGATAAAAGCGCAAATGAGCTGGTGGATGATGATGGACTTACTGCTCAGCAGCGCTTATTTGTCGCGGAATACCTGAAGGACAACAACGCCACCGCTGCCGCTGCACGCGCTGGTTATAGTGACCCAAACTACGGTCGTCAGCTCATAACGAATCCTAACGTTGCCCAGGCTATTGCGCAGCAGCAAAAAGCGTCCATTGTGCGTACGCTTGGCAGTGCCGATGAGGTCCTAGCGCAGATGTGGAAGCTCGCCACTTTCGATGCAAACCAGCTTTCACAGTATCGTCGCGGCGCGTGTCGTTACTGCTGGGGCTTCGGTCACCACTACCAGTGGCGCGATGCAGTTGAGTTTGATGAGGAAACGGCAAAAGTCGAGGGAAGGGAAGGTGCGCGACTGCCAGAAGACACTGGCGGCTACGGTTACGATCACAACAGAGAGCCTAACCCAGAATGCCCGCGCTGCAATGGTGACGGCATTGGGCAGCCTTACTTCCCTGACACTCGCAAACTCCCGGCAGATTCTCGGCTCGCTTACTCCGGCGTGAAGGTCGGCAAAAATGGCGTCGAAATTACAGCAATCAGCCGTGAGCGGATGTTCGAAGCGGTAATGAAGCGACTTGGCCTGGCCGATAGCGAGTTCGCCCAGCGCCTGCAGCAGATTGAAATCGAACGCCGGCAGCTTGAGGTCGAGAAACTCCGTAAAGAGTTGGCCGGTGATGGTGAGGACGATGAACCGACCCCAGTGCAGATCAATATCAACGTAGTGGATGCGAGGGCAGACGATGGGAATCAGCCCGACACTTAACATTCCTCAGGCGCGCTTCCTCGCGATGCAGCACAAATTCAAAGCCTATGTTGCCGGGTTCGGTTCGGGTAAAACGTGGGTGGGTTGTGGCGGCATCTGCAAAGGGATGTGGGAGCACCCGAAGATTAACCAGGGCTATTTCGCGCCGACGTACCCGCAAATTCGTGACATCTTCTACCCAACGATTGAAGAGGTGGCCTTTGACTGGGGCTTGAGCGTCAAAATCAACGAGGGGAACAAAGAGGTTCACTTCTACGAGGGGCGACGGTACCGCGGGACGACAATTTGCCGTTCGATGGAGAAGCCCGGCTCGATAGTCGGCTTTAAAATCGGTAACGCGATGGTGGATGAGCTGGACGTCATGGCGGCTGCCAAAGCGCAGCAGGCGTGGCGAAAAATCATCGCCCGTATGCGTTACAAGGTTGATGGGTTGCGTAACGGTATTGACGTAACGACCACGCCGGAAGGGTTCAAATTCGTCTACCAGCAGTTCGTGAAGGCGGTACGTGAAAAGCCGGAGCTTACGGCCCTGTACGGTCTGATTCAGGCCAGCACGTTCGACAACGCAAAGAACCTGCCGCCTGATTATATTCCATCGCTCCTGAGCTCATACCCTGACGAACTGATTCAGGCCTATCTGCGCGGCAAGTTCACTAACCTCAACAGCGGGACCATTTATCATACATTCAACCGTAAGCTGAATAACTGTTCTGACGAGATTCAGGATGGGGATCCGCTGTTTATCGGCATGGACTTCAACGTTGGGAAAATGGCCGCGATTGTACACGTTAAGCGAAACGGCCTGCCGCGCGCTGTTCGTGAACTGGTGAAGGTCTATGACACGCCGGCGATGATTAAGCGCATCCAGGAAGAGTTCTGGCGATATGAAGATGGCCGCTATGTGAAAAACCGGGAGATTTATATTTACCCGGATGCCTCAGGCGATTCCCGTAAATCCCAGAACGCCAGTAAGACCGATATCGCCCAGCTCAACGAAGCCGGATTCAGCGTCATTGTTGATGATGCCAACCCGCCGGTTAAAGACCGCATTAACTCGATGAACGCCATGTTCTGTAACGCCAACGGCGAACGCCGCTATCTGGTCAACGTCCAGAACTGCCCGGTTTATACCGAGAGCCTCGAGCAGCAAATCTGGGCGGCAAATGGCGAACCGGATAAATCAGCGGATAACGATCACCCCAATGATGCTGGTGGGTACTTCATCGTGAAGGATTACCCGATCGTGAAGCCGGCATACTCAATCACCATGGACACCACTTTCTGATATGGCAAACGACGACATCACCTGGGTTCGACCAGAACACCGGGCGGCTTCTGCTGCCTGGCGGAAATACAGGGACTTTTGCAAAGGGGCCGAGGCCGTAAAAGCGGCAGGTAATAAGTATCTGCCGTATCTCGACCCAACCGATAAATCATTACGCAATAAAAAGCGTAATGAGGACTATCTGAGCCGTGCGGTTTTCTACGCCATTGCCGGTAATACGAAGATCGGCATGCTTGGGATGGCGTATCGAAAGGACCCCACGTTTAACGGTCCTGAAAAGCTGAAATACCTGTTGGACAATGCTGACGGGGCCGGTACCAGCATCTATCAGCAGTCGCAACTGGTGACCGAGAACGTGCTGGAGGTGGCACGAGAGGGGCTTTATGTTGACTACGCAGAAGCATCCGATGAGGCGATCATCCTCCGCTATCCGGCAGAGAACATTATCAACTGGCGAACAAAGCGAATTAACGGACGCGATCAGTTGGTGCTTGTGGTCCTGCGCGAATGCGTTGAAGAGCCGGATGGTTACGCTTACAAGGATGAAATCCAGTACCGCGAGCTGGCGCTGGAAGAAGGGCGGTTCATCTGCCGGGTATGGCGCCGGGCTGGTGGCACTGCAAGCGGAACCTACACTGTTGACAGTGAGTACCATCCTAAGCCGAAAGGAAAGGACTACTGGGACGAAATCCCGTTCACCTTTGTCGGTGCCCAAAACAACGATCCTACCATTGATGATTCACCGCTGGCTGCGCTGGTGGAGATAAACCACGGCCATTATCGAAACAGCGCTGACTATGAGGACAGCGTGTGGTTCTGTGGCCAGGTACAGCCGTATATGACCGGGCTCGATACCAACTGGCGCGACCACCTCGAGAAGAAGGGCGTGAAAATTGGTTCCCGATCACCGCTTTTACTTCCCAGGGAAGGCTCGTTTGGCTATGCCCAGGCGCAGCCGAACATGCTGGCTAAAGAGGCCATGGACAGCAAGCGCGATTACATGGTGCAGCTGGGCGCCCGACTGATTGAGCAGAACGCCACGGCGAAGACGGCAACCCAGGCGAGTGGTGAGCAGACATCATCAACATCGGTGCTCGGTATCTGCGTTTCAAACGTTTCTGAGGCCTATACGCTGGCGCTGGGATGGTGTGCGAAATACCTCGGCATCAAAGGAGTATCGACGAGCTACACCATCAATCAGGAATTCATCGCGAAGGTTGCCGAGTCGGGCATGGTGACGGCAATCGTCAACGCCTGGCAGTCCGGTGCGCTGCGCGACAGCGATATGATTCGCGCACTGCAGAAGCTTGACCTTATCGACCCGGCCGACAGCCCGGACGAAGTGATTGATGCACTTCGCAACCAAGCCCCCACATTGACCGGTGGCTGATATGGCAACAGTAAACGAAAGCTTGCGCGATGAATCAATCGCACATTCCATCTGGTTAAGCCGCTACGCCACCGGCGTGGCAAACCGGATGGTGAAGTTGCTTAACGAGACGGATGCTGACCTGTCGGCACGTCTACTGGATGCGCTGGACAGATTGCCTCCTGAGAGCTTCACCGTTAGCCGTCTGCAGAGTTTACTGGGCAGCGTGCGCGAGCTTAACCATCAGGCCATAGCCACCATGCAGGCAGGGCTCGAGAATGAGCTGGTGGCGCTGGCAAAGAACGAAGCCAGTTATCAGCTGAGCCTGTTCGATTCCCTTCTGCCATCACAGGTCCTGTCTCACTATCCGCTGCAGGGCATCACCGCCGATATGGTGTATGCAGCAGCAATGGCGCAACCCTTTCAGGGACGACTTTTGAGTGAATGGGCGGAGAATCTGGAATCGGACAGGCTGGCGCGTATCGTGAACGCTGTCCGCAGGGGTTATCTTGCCGGCGACACGGTAGAAACAATCGCACGCAGTGTTCGCGGCCACGCCAACAAAGACTATCGCGACGGCGCGCTGCAGATGAGCAGGGCAAATGCCGCCAGCATCGCTAAAACAGCCGTAAATCATCTGGCTGCCACAGCACGCAACAGCTTCACCAGTGCCAACAGCGATATCGTGAAAGGCAAACAGTGGCTGTCTACGCTGGACAATAAAACAAGTCATGACTGCATTATTCGTGACCTGCTGCGCTACACCCTTGATAACAAACCGGTTGGGCATAAGGTGCCTTACCTGCAGGGACCTGGGAAGATTCATTTCTGCTGCCGTTCTACTGAAACCCTGATCCTCAAGTCATGGCGAGAACTCGGCATCGATATCGACGAGATGGACGAGGGGACTCGTGCCAGCATGGATGGACAGGTACCGGGGAAAACCTCGTATCTGGAATGGCTCCCACGCCAGCCAGCACAACGCCAGGATCAAGTTCTGGGTGCCGAGCGTGGCCGTTTGTTCCGCGCGGGTGAAATCGACCTGGCGGATATGTTCACTGACAAAGGCGAATGGATCAGCCTGGAACGTCTGAAACAGCTCTCAGGTACTGACTACTAACAACCATTACTTTCTTCACGCCCTGGCATCCGCCGGGGCTTTTTTATGGGCGAGGCCCGGCAAAATCCCAAGGGGAAATTATGTTAATTCGAAACATGCTCTTGAAATTTTACGCACCAGAAAGTGGCGGAGAGGGCAGCGGTGGCGGTGGTATCGAAATCACGCCAGAAATACAGAAGCTGATTGATGAGCGCGTGACCAGCGAAGTTACAGGCCTGAAATCGAAAAACTCTGAGCTGCTGGGCACCATCAAGCAGCAAAAAGAAACCCTGTCGCGCTTTGAGGGTATCGATCCTGATGCTGTACGTGGGATCCTCCAGCGTTTTTCCGACGACGAAGAGGCAAAGCTGATTGCCGCCGGGAAAATTGATGAGGTGCTCGATAAGCGCACCGAGCGTCTGCGTGCTGACGTCGATAAGCAAATCAAAGCCGCAAACGAGCGCGCTGACAAAGCTGAAGCATTCTCCAACAAATTCCGGGACCGGGTTCTGGGTGATGCAATCCGTGCAGCAGCCTTAAAAGCTGGCGCGCTGCCGGAAGCATCCGACGATCTGATTCTGCGTGCCAAAGGCACATTCCAGCTCAACGACGAAGGCGAGGCCGTAGCAGTTGATGCAAATGGCGATGTTCTGTTCGGTAAAGACGGCAAAACTCCACTAAGCCCGCTTGAGTGGGCTGAGTCTCTTAAGGAGACGGCTCCGCATCTGTTCCCACGCGCAGAAGGCACCGGCGCGGGCGGACACAAACCAAACGGCGGTGGCAGCCTGAAACGTTCCGAAATGAGCGCCAGCGACAAAGCGGACTACATCCGCAAGCATGGCCAGCAGGCCTTCCTCAAACTTCCTAAATAAGGGATTAACCCATGCCTACCACTGTTAATAGTGACCTGATCATTTATGACGACCTGGCGCAGACTGCTTTCCTCGAGCGCCGCCAAGACAACCTGGCTATTTTCAACGCGTCCTCCAACGGTGCGATCCTGCTGGATAACGAGCTGATTGAAGGCGACTTCCGCAAGCGTGCCTTCTACAAGGTGGGCGGCTCTATCGAATCGCGTGATGTTAACTCCACCGAAAAAGTGACAGGTAAGAAGATCGGCGCAGGCGAAGCAGTTTCTGTCAAAGCGCCGTGGAAATACGGTCCATACGAAACGACCGAAGAAGCGTTCAAACGCCGCGGCCGCTCGGTTGACGAGTTCTCCGAAGTGATCGGCACTGATGTGGCTGACGCGACGCTGGAAGGCTACGTGAAATATGGCCTGAAAGCGCTGACTGCGGCGATTGGTGCTAACGCCGACATGGTCGTAACCGCCGACATTGAGACTGACGGTAAAAAGACCCTGACGCGCGGCCTGCGCAAATACGGCGATAAGTTCAACCGTGTGGTGCTCTTCGTTATGCACTCCGCCACTTACTTCGACATCGTGGATGAGGCGATCGCCAACAAAATCTATGAAGAAGCGGGCGTGGTGGTTTACGGCGGGCAGCCGGGCACCCTGGGTAAACCTGTGCTGGTTACTGACACCATGGACGCTGATGCGATCCTTGGGCTGGTGGCCGGAGCGGTTACCGTCACCGAATCTCAGGCGCCGGGCTTCCGTTCCTACGATATCAACGATCAGGAAAACCTTGCGGTTGGCTATCGTGCTGAAGGCGTGGTGAACGTTGACCTGTTGGGCTACAGCTGGGATACCGCCAAAGGTGATAACCCTGACCTGACCGCCATCGGCACTGCGGGCAACTGGAAGAAACACTTCACCAGCAACAAATCTACGGCAGGCGTGCTGATTAAGCTGGGCTCCGCAGTGGGGGAGTAACGCTGTCAGCGGATAAAACCTCCGCAACCGCTGACAGCACAGACGCGGTAACTGTTTCTCTGAAGTACACGCTGAATGGCTCCGGTGTATCCGGTAAAACCGTCGTGTGGACGTCCACAGGTGGCACACTCAGCACGGCCAGTTCTCAAACAGGCTCTGCTGGTGGTGCAACGGTGAAACTCACATCAGACGTTGCTGGCACCTTCACGGTAACCGGCACGGTTGAAGGAGTGGCGAAAACCACTGATGAGATCACCTTCACTGCACCTGCCGGAGAATAACGAATGGGGCGAAAGCCCCATAAACAGGATGCTCAGATGATTAATACGGATATCACCTCTCCAGATGCCAACAGCTACGCCAGTGAAGAGGATCTTGCCTCATTTGCGGAAATACGCGGCATTGAACTATCTGACAAGCTCACACCTTTGCTGATTAAAGCAATGGATTTCCTGGAGGGGCTGGACTGGGTTGGCTCAAAAGCAGACCCTCGACAGCCGCTGGCCTGGCCACGGGCGAATGTCATTCTGGATGAACATGATTTCCCGCCGGATGAAGTTCCACGGCAGGTTATAACCGCGCAGTGCATGCTGGCGGTAGAGGCAATCGACGGGGATTTACTCTCCAGCGTGCGCGAAGCCGCTGTGAAAACTGAACGTGTGGAAGGTGCTGTCACCATGACCTATGCGGTCGCAGATGGTGAGGTTTTCACGCCGTCCTATCCTGCCGTTATGGCGCTGCTGGGCGACCTCGCTGGTGGTCGTGGTTACGCCATTAATGCATTTGCAGAGAGGGCCTGATATGGCGATTGATTATCAACGTATGCAGGCCAGAACGACCCGCATGCTCAGGCAGAACGGCGCGACGTACAACGTCACCCGTAAAGGCTCGGTAACGGTTATCGGCGGCGTTGAGCATAAAACTGAAGCGGTCCGTTTTACTGCTGTGGGCGTGAAGACCGAATACGCGCCAGGTGAAATTGATGGAACGGTCATCGTTAACGGCGACGTGCAGATTGTTTTTACGTCAGAGCAGGAAATTAAAATCGGCGATGTGGTTGATATTGATGGCACAGCGTACCGTGTTGTCAAACCGAATCCGGTAAAACCTGCCGTGCTGGTGCTCTGCTACAAAGCGCAACTGAGGGCTTAGCATGGGCGAGAACGCGGCTTTCCTGGCTGAAATCACGGCTTTCGTTAACAAGGCGAAAACGAATCAGGAAGCAGTGGTGCGCGCCGTCGGAATCAAAATCCTTAACCAGCTGGTGGTGATGTCTCCAGTGGGCAACCCGGAGTTGTGGGAAGTTAACCAGACAGCCGTTTCCTATAATCGCGCTGTTTACGACCACAACGAGGCGCAGCGCGCCAATCCCGACAAACTGACCAAAACCGGGCGACTGAAGAAAAAAGCCCGGGTGGTGGATGGGATGGATATCAAAGCACCGCCAGGGTATACGGGCGGACGCTTTCGCGGTAACTGGCAGGTGTCCTTTGATGCGCCAACGACTGACGAGACAGGCCGGGTTGATAAGACAGGTGATCTGACAAAAGCGGCCGGGAACTACACGCTGTCGCTCTTCAAAGTCGGGATGAAGGCCATTTATTTCTGCAACAACGTGCCCTATGCCTACCCGCTTGAAATGGGGCATTCCACACAGGCTCCGGGCGGCATGGTCCGCATAACTGCAGCTGAGTTTCAACGCTTCGTTGAGGAAGCTGTCAGGGAGGTGACTAAGTGATTCCAGATATTGCATCTGCACTGGCCGCCAGACTGGGTGCCTGGGCCGATGCCGAGGGCATTTCGGTTGCATGGGAGAACGTGCCGTTCACACCTCCTGCTAACGAGATGTACCTGACCGTTCACGATATGCCCGTTACGCCGCGAACAATCGATCTCGGATTACGCTGCCGGACTTATTCAGGCGTGTACCAGATTAATGTCGTAGCGCCAGCTGGCTCCGGCCGTACCTCCGTCGTTGCCCTGGCGGGCAGAGTAGCGGAATTGTTCCCCGAGGGGCTGGAAATTGCAGGAAAAGACTTTACCTGCTGGATTAGCAGCGCGCCTGGCATATTCCGCGGCGTCCCTACACCTGTGTCCTACTCCGTTCCTGTCAGCCTGAATTATCGGGCAGACATTATCAACTGATTCCCTCCGTGATGTCCCACAAGTGACCGGCCTTGAGCCGGTTTTCCCGTTTCTAAAGGAGTAACCATTATGGGCTTTGCATTGCCTAACGGCGCTCATGTCTATCTGGCATCGGGCTACGGCCCGGCCATTACTTTCACCGGCGCGACGAATGCTGAGCACGCGGTGATCACAGTTAGCGCCGCAGACGATATAGCGGTCGGCGATATCGTTCACGTGAACTGCAACTGGTCGGGTATTGATAACGTTATCGCGAAAATCGACGCGATTGCGGAGAATGCTGTCACTCTTCGCAACATCAATACCACCAACAAAAACAAATACGCGGCGGGCGGTGGTTCCGGCTCCATTCGCAAAATTGAAGAATGGACCGAACTGCCACAAATCACTGAGGTATCGAAATCAGGTGGTGATCAGAACACCACGCAGATTCAGTTCCTCAGCGATGATCGCCAGCGCAACCTGAACACCTATAAATCCGCAGTCTCTCAGACCTACTCGATCGCTCACGACTCAACTCTCCCGGTATATCCGTTGCTGCGCCAACTGGACGAAGACGAAGAGACTGTGGCGGCGTACATGTACGTGCCGAAGGCGAAAGAAAACCGTTACTGGGCGGCCACGGCATCTTTTGACGACACGCCGACTACTGCGGTTAACGAGGTAGAGACAGTGAGTGTGGTGCTGAACCTGCAGTCACCGGCGATGACGTTCTATAAGTTGACCGACGCTGCCGCCTGACCCGTCAGAACTTTCACTATCTTTGCCTCCCTTTGCGGAGGCATTTTTTTCGTAAGAGGTATCAATGGCGACCAAATTCACTCTTCAGCCCAAACCTACTTTTAAGGCCAATGTCTCGATTCCCCGTGCCGGGGATGAGGATGGCGTGCTGACGTTCACGTTTAATCACAAGCCGCTTAAAGAACTGGCTGACCTGGAAAGACTCGAAGGCAAAACCGCCACTGATTTTCTAATGGAAATCATTTCTGGTTGGGCACTTCCCGATGCGTTCAACGCGGAGAATCTGTCGGTACTGCTGGAAAACTATCCAGCGGCAATGAAGGCCATTCCGGAAACCTACTACCGCGAGCTGATGGGGCAGCGCGAAAAAAACTGATAGTGGTTGCCTCTGCATTCTATACGCCTGAACCCACAGCGGCAGACCTGGCGCCTTACGGGCTTACGCCGGATGACTACGACGATCAATACATCGACGTCTGGCCAGATGTTTGGCCGTCATTCCTGGTGTTTCAGGCTGTTAGTACGCAGTGGCGCACGGGCATGGGAGGCGCATCAGGGCTTGATTATAACGTGCTGCCCTGGGTAATGCGTCTGCACCACGTCGAGGACGAGGCAACCGCGCTTTCGGACATCCGAATCATGGAGAGCGCCGCACTAAAAGTTATGCATAAAGAGAGGGCGGAATGAGTAACGACATCGCCACGATTTCCCTGCGCGTAAATACCAGTGAACTGGAGCGCGGTAACCAGGCACTGGATCGCTTTCAGGAGACCGCGTCCGCAGCGGCAGGTAAAGCGGATGACCTGAACAGCACGTTCCGCACCGGTATCGATAACCAGAAGAAAAACAGCGAAAGCCTGAAGCAGCAGCGTCAGGAACTGCAGAACCTGCTGAATAAGATCAGCCCGGTAAACAAGGCGCTGGATGAACTGGACACTATCCAGGAGAGCCTGGCGAAATTTCGCGGTAAAGGGCTGGTGGGAGACGAGGACTTTACTCGTTACAACAGCGTGCTTGAGACGACGCGGGCAAAACTGGCACAGGTAATGGAGTCTGAAACCGCAGAGGGGCGGGCTCGCATTGAACAGGCTCAGGCAGCGCAGCGTGCAGCTGCGGCGGGCAAAACCTTTATCGATTCGCTGGAGGATCAGGTCACAGCAATCGGAAAAACGCGCGCAGAACTGTTAGAGCTAAAAGCTGCCCAACTCGGCGTATCCGATCGTGCTGCACCAATGATCGCAAAGCTGAAAGAGCAGGAGGAAGCGTGGAAGTCTGGGGCTATCAGCGCGGGGCAATACCGCAATGCTATGCGTTATCTCCCGATGCAAATGACCGACATTGTGACTTCATTGGCTTCCGGTATGCCGGTTTATATGGTTGCTATTCAGCAGGGCGGTCAGCTACGTGACTCGTTTGGCGGTGTAGGCAATGCTCTGAAAGCGATGTTGTCGATGGTGACCCCTGCCCGAGTGGCCATTGGTGGCCTGGCTGGTGCCGTTCTGGTTGCGGCAAAAGCGGGGTCGGACTACTTCACAGCCTACGACGAAATTAACCAGGCCATTATCAGGACTGGCAACATTGCCGGCACGTCAGCGCTTCAGATCATGGCTTCCTCCCAGTCTATTGCTGCCTCTACTGGCGCTACTGTAGGAACCGTTCAGAGTTTGATGACTGAGCTGGTTGGCATGGGATCGCTGACACAGCAGCAACTTGAAAAAGCAGCGGGCTCCACGGCGCTGGCGGTTCAGACCGGTATAGTCTCGGCGCAGGACATCGCCAAAGCCTATAAGGACATCGAAAAAGACCCTGTTAAAGCGCTGCAGAGTCTCAACGAACAATATAATTTCCTGACCGTTTCACAGCTTAAGCATGTTGACGATCTGATAAAGCAAAAGGACCAGACCGCGGCTGTTACGCAGGCTATGGACCTGTTTGGCGATACGATGGCAAAACGTGGGGAGCAGGCTTACGACTCGCTGGCACCGTTTGGTCGCCTGTGGCTGGATATCAAGGGCTGGGCGTCTGAGGCCATGCAGAGCATCGGTCAGTGGGTAGCTGAACTGGCATCAAACACACTGAAGGAATTCAACGCAATTTATTACAGCGTTGCGATCGTTTTCCAGACGCTGAACCAGATTATTTCTTCCTCTATCGCTGCCGCGATTAATCTCGTTCCCGACTGGGCGAAAACAGATACTTTGCAGGGATGGCAGGACTACAACGAACAAATGGCCGGCGCATATGGTGACAGCGTCTCTCAGCTGAAAAAAGAGTGGGATGCGGCTGATATCAGTGCAGGTAAATACCTCGATACTACCAGAAAGATAAGTACCGCAACCACCCAGAAGGATCGGGAGGGAGTCGCTTCTTTTGGTAAAAAGACCAAAACCGGAAAGCAGGGCACTTTATCGGCTGGCGATCGCAGCACGGATGCTGCCCAGGCCGAGCTACTGGCGCTTCAGGCACAGTTACACGCGCTGCAGCAGCATAAAGGGCTGAACGACACTATCAGCCAGCAGCGCAAAGACCTGTGGACGACTGAAGCGAAATTTCAGGTGCTGGAGGAGGCCTCGCGTTCACGTTCACTGACAAAGCAGGAACAATCCCTGCTGGCGAGTAAAGACCTGGTGCTTCAGTTGGCTCGCCAGAAAGCCCTGTTAGGTGATCAGATTACCGCACAGGAACAGCTGAACAAGCGCATGGATACCTCGCAGAAATACGTAACGCAGATGGCAGAGAAGCAGGCTGCATTAGTGAACGGTGCCGGGATGAGTGACCGTCAGGCACAACGTGAACTGGCAAAGAGTCAGCTTGCCGCTGGCTGGAACAATGCTGGCGGTTCGCTTGACGACGAGGGTTATCAGAAGCAGCTTAAAGCGGCGAATGATTACTATGAGGCAGAGGACAGGTTACGTGGAGACTGGCTGACTGGCGCGAAAAAGGGCTGGGCTGATTTCGAAGACAGCGCGACCAATGTGTACTCCCAGATGCAGACGGTTACCAGCAATGCGTTCACCGGGATGGCCAGCACCCTGACTGATTTCTTCACCACCGGTAAATCTAACTTCTCAGATTTCCTGTCTACTTTCCTGAAGGGCATCGCCCAGATGCTGACGCAACTGGCTCTGGTCAATGGAATGAAGTCAGCCTTTGGTGGCACGGCAATAGGTAATTTCTTTGGAATACAGGCATGGTCTGGCGGCTTTATTCCTGAGTACGCTAATGGCGGCGCGGTTGGCTATACCGGGGATGGAGGAAAATTTCAGCCAAAAGGTGTTGTCCATGGTGGAGAATTCGTATTCACCAAGGAGGCTACCAGTGCGCTGGGTGTCGGTAATCTCTACACGCTTATGCGGAGCGCTCAGGGGTATGCAAACGGCGGCTACGTTGGCCACGCCCCTATGTATGGGCTGCAATCTTCGGTAACTGGCGGCATAACCGTTCAAACTTCCGTAGTAGTTCAAAAACAGAACGCTCAGCAGCAGACTACTGGCAGTAACGACGCTATCTCTCGGGCTTACAAGCAGACTATTGATCAGTCTGTTCGTGCGGGGATTGCCAAACAGCTTCAGCCTGGAGGTTTGATTTGGAATGCCACAAAACCGCGTTGAAACTACTGACTGGTAAGGGAGAACAAGGTGGTGTGATGCCCTAAATATGCAAACATTGCGACTGTCCGCCTACAGGTTGTATACTGGTCATGATATCACCAATGGTGATGAGGAGGTATTATGGTCGTATTAGCCGCTATTCAAACATCGAAAAAGAAAACAGCTCAAGATAGCTGGCAGGAAATGGGTAAAGTAATCCTTGGGCGTGGCACGTCTGTTTCCAAAGATAGTGTTACCTTTAAAGAAGGTATGCGTCCGGAAGAAATTATTGCTATGGCCAATGCTAGAGCCTCATCTTCAGGGAAGGTGTGATTGAAAATAACTGCTACGCTATCCGATGCTTTTCTGAACGGTACTTCCAACATAGAATTTATCACCGACTGGCAGTTTTTAACTTTGGAAGAACAGACTGTTATCGCTGAATTTATGCATGACATTGGTAATGGTTACGCTCTGCGTGGCAAAAACAAACCCTCTTGGGTTGATGATGATCATGACACCATACCCGGAACAGAAGGTTATGAAGCTGAAAATTACTGGCATTACCACTGTGGCCCCAGTTGGTATCCAGGGACCTTCAGGGGGCAGACACTGGACTTAAAATTCAATCCAGGAGGGATGCATTCTGATGAATGCATCCATTATGCAAAAACTTCTGAACAGACGATAACAATTGTTGGTTACTCCAGAAAACACATACCTTTCCTCAAATCTGATAATAAACGAAATCCTTTGTTCTCTGATGATTAACCCGCTTCGGCGGGTTTTTTTATGCCCGGAGGAAACTTGGCAATCGAAACATTCACTTGGCGAACACAGATACAAGCGGGAATGGAAGGGGCGTTCAGCCTAAAAACGCGCTCTGCAACCTTTGGCGACGGCTATGAGCAGATCGCCGGGGAAGGCATTAACCCTGAAAAGCAGTCATGGCCTGTCACACTGACGGGGAAAAAAGCGGACATGCTTCAGGCCCTTAAATTCTTTCGTTCTCACGTCACAAAGGCATTTATCTGGACATCGCCAGTTGGCGAAACAGGGCTCTATCGTGTTGAGGCCGAATCAATCAAGTCACAGCCCTTATCTAGCAAAGTCATGACCATTTCCGCAACATTCAAACAGGCGTACGCACCATGATCACAGCAGACTATCAAAGCCTTGAGCCCGGCAATAAAGTCCGGCTTATCGAAGTTGATGGCTCTACGTTCGGCGTGGATGATGTACTGCGATTTCACGCCTACAACCTCCCGCACACGGAAGAAGAAATCGCCGCCGCTGGTGGTGATGAATCAAAGCTGAAGGCGAAAAGCATCTGGTGGCAGGGGGAAGAATATGCCGCCTGGCCGTATCAAATTGAAGGGCTTGAAGCCTCCACAGAAGGCAACAGCGCCCAGCCGACGCTGACGGTTGCAGATATCGATAGCAAGATTACAGCGCTGTGCCTTGCCTATGACGATATGCTACAGGCGAAAGTCACTATCCATGACACCTATTCGCACTATCTCGATGCGAAGAACTTCCCAGCAGGTAACCCAACAGCTGATCCGCAACAGGTCAGAAAACGAGTTTTTTACATCGATAGTAAAAGCAGCGAAATTCCGGGCGAAAGTATCGAATTTGTACTCGATAGCCCAATGTCGTTACAGGGAAAGATGATCCCTACGCGACAACTTCATTCTCTGTGTACCTGGTGTATCCGGAATAAATATCGCACCGGCGACGGCTGCGACTATGCCGGTACCCGCTATTTCGACAACAACAACAACCCGGTGAGCGATCCGTCGCTTGATGAATGCAACGGCACGCTGACGGCCTGCAAACTTCGATTCGGCGAAAATAACGAACTCTCGTTCGGTGGTTTTCCGGGCACGTCTTTGATCAGGAGCTGATATGCGTCAGAAAACCATCGATGCGATTATGGCACATGCTGCAGCTGAGTATCCTCGCGAGTGTTGCGGCGTAGTGGCGCAGAAAAGCCGTGTTGAACGTTATTTCCCGTGCCGGAATCTTGCCGCGGCGCCGGAGGACAATTTTATACTTTGCCCCGAAGACTATGCAGCTGCTGAGGACTGGGGGAAGGTGATCGCCATCGCTCACAGTCACCCCGATGCCACGACGCAACCGAGCGAACTGGATAAAGCGCAATGCGATGCAACCCTTTTACCCTGGCATATCGTGAGCTGGCCCGAGGGGGATTTACGGACCATCCAGCCGCGTGGAGAACTGCCGCTGCTGGAGCGCCCGTTTGTGCTTGGTCACTTTGACTGCTGGGGGTTGGTCATGAGCTATTACCGGCAAACGCACGGGATAGAGCTTCACGATTACCGGGTCGATTATCCCTGGTGGGAAAACGACTATCCGGACAACTTCTATCATGATTGCTGGTATGAGTGCGGATTCCGTGAATTCGACGGGCCGCCAAAACCAGGCGATATGGTGATCATGCAGGTTCAGGCAGATAAGTGGAATCATGCAGGAATCCTGCTGGAGGGCAATATGCTGCTGCACCATCTTTATGGTCACCTGAGCCAGCGCGTGCCGTATGGCGGCTACTGGCGTGACCGTACCATGAAGATTTTACGTTATGTGGATCTGTTGTAACACGTGCATAGGGGGTTATTACTTATTGGGAAGATTAGGCCACTTCATGAACGCAAACACCCACAGCATTATGAAATGCAGACCCGGCATCGACAGGAAGATAGCCATAGCCCAGCCAAAACCGGCTTTCTGTGCCATGCGAAAGCAAGGGAAAAAGGTAATTAGCCAAATAATAAATACCAGCCCAGCAAGTGGATTGTGCTCCATTCTACTATTCCTTGTTTTGTTGTCTGCCCTATTAGGCTTAGGGATATTATCTAAATATCTGTATTTTTTCTATGAATCAACGCCTGTAAGGTGGCAATCATTTACATACAAATCTATCAGGCTGCATTCAATTTTTCGGAGGCAGTATGTCCGCTGTAATGACCGAAACATTTCGAACCATCAGACTTTATGGAGTTCTTGGCGCCACGTTTGGCAGGGAGTTCAAACTGTCCGTCGCCTCACCAAAAGAGGCCATCCGCGCACTGAGCGTTATCGTGCCGGGTTTTGAGCGTTTCCTGAATACCAGTAAGCAACGAGGTTTAACTTATGCGGTATTCAGCGGGAAACGAAACCTATTAAACGATGAGCTCAGTATGGACAGGAGCACAGAGGAAATCCGCATCGCGCCGGTGATCATCGGCAGTAAGCGAGCCGGGGTGTTTCAGACAATCCTCGGGGTTGCCCTTGTCGCTGTTGCTGCGTTCGTCACGGGAGGGGCCGCGATCGGGATTGGAGGTACCGCTTTCGCTGGTGGATGGGGCGCTGTGGCGGGGATTGGGGCATCAATGGCAATCGGCGGCGTAGTCCAGATGCTTTCTCCACAGACAACCGGGCTCGCCAGTAAGCAATCTGCGGATAACCAAGCCAGCTACGCCTTTGGTGGAGTAACAAATACGACAGCTCAGGGCAATCCGGTACCAATCTTGTACGGTCGGCGCCGTATTGGTGGTGCGATCATCTCCGCCGGTATCTATGTTGAAGATCAGCAGTAAGCATGCTGTAATGGGCTTACATAATATGGGGTGACTTGAGCTTAGATTCAAAAATGAAAAAAACATCTATTCTTTTCCTTTGTACTTCCTTATTTTCAGGCATGGCTTTGGCTGAGAACCATTACATACCTCTCCTGTATAATTTATCTACTATGTTTGATTTCAATCCAGTTAAAGGAGCTGTCAAATCCTTGGATACTGATGTTGAAGAAAATGGGAAAGTCACTTATAAAATTGCCATCAGACTGGATAAGAATGGGTGTGTTGAAAGCTTAGATCTTGATAACGTTTTTTCTGGTCATAAAACCAATCTAAAAAATAGCAACGGAAGTCTTGTTGGTCAGAGAGATGGTAAGCCCTTCTCTATACAGATCGATGAAAAATGTAATATTTTGAGTAAAAATGAAAATGGTGACGAGTTACGATATAGTCTTTACTCGAATGGATTAATTAAAGATACATATTATTTGGGTAAAAAGATATCTGAGCATTTCTATGATGACGACTCTAATTTGACGCGTTCTGAGTTTTATGGTTCCGGGAAGGTATTATCTAAAAACGAAATATCTTACATTGATAAATCCAGAAAGCCACTTGATTATAAAATTATAAATACATCAGTTTACTCAGAAGGTTATACGGCAACGAATTCTTGTCATTATAGTGAGATGCTTGTTCCTGAAATATGTAAAGCGACAGTACAGAACGCTGGGAATCCTTTGCCGAAACCAGTATTTATGACTGCAATTACGAAAGTTGAATTCTACTAGATTAAACACATTCCAATAAGCCACCTCCGGGTGGCTTTTTTTATGGGCGCAATATGGCTACATCTACCCCGATTAGAGGCCGCAAGGGCGGCAGCTCCAGTTCCCGAACCCCTACCGAACAGCCTGATGATCTGCAGTCAGTAGCCAAGGCGAAAATCCTTCTCGCGTTGGGAGAGGGGGAGTTTGCTGGTGGCCTTACTGCGCGCGATATTTATCTCGATGGCACCGCACTTGAGAACGCAGATGGTTCACAGAACTTCAGCGGTGTGGCGTGGGAGTTTCGGCCAGGAACTCAGGCACAAAAATACATTCAAGGGATTCCGGGTACCGAAAACGAAATCAGCGTGGGAACTGAGGTATCGAGCGCTACAGCGTGGACGCGCACGTTTACCAATACGCAGCTTTCAGCGGTTCGCCTGCGTCTGAAATGGCCTTCGCTTTTCAAGCAGGAGGACGACGGCGATCTGGTCGGTTACTCGGTTAATTATGCGATTGACCTGCAGACGGACGGTGGCACATGGCAGACGGTACTCGATACCAGCGTGACTGGCAAAACAACGTCAGGTTACGAGCGCAGCCACCGTATCGATTTACCTCAGGCTGGCAGCACCTGGACAATCCGACTGCGTAAGATTACGTCTGATGCCAACAGCGCGAAGATCGGCGACACGATGATGCTGCAGAGCTTTACTGAGGTGATTGACGCCAAGTTACGCTATCCAAACACAGCGCTGCTTTATATCGAATTCGATTCCAGCCAATTTAACGGCTCTATCCCGCAGATCTCCTGCGAGCCCCGCGGCCGCGTTATCCGCGTTCCGGATACTTATGACCCCGAAACCCGCACTTATAGCGGTACGTGGGCTGGGACATTTAAATGGGCTTGGACCGATAACCCTGCATGGATTTTCTACGACCTGGTGGTTAGCGACCGTTTCGGACTTGGGGATCGTCTTACAACGGCCAACATAGACAAATGGACGCTCTACCAGGTTGCGCAGTATTGTGATCAAATGGTACCCGACGGCAAAGGCGGAAGTGGTACCGAACCACGTTATACCTGCAACGTGTACATTCAGGAACGCAACGACGCTTATACGGTCCTGCGTGATTTTGCTGCCATCTTCCGTGGGATGACCTACTGGGGCGACGACCAGATTGTGGCGCTGGCGGACATGCCGAGAGATGTTGATTTTACATACACGCATGCGAACGTTATTGATGGGCGCTTTACCTATTCCAGCAGCACCACAAAGAACCGTTACACCAATGCGCTGGTGTCCTGGTCTGATCCTGATAACGCTTATTCTGATGCGATGGAGCCTGTTTTTGAGCAGGCGTTGGTTGCGCGTTATGGGTTTAATCAACTTGAGATAACTGCGATCGGCTGTACCCGTCAGTCAGAAGCGAATCGGAAAGGGCGATGGGGGATCCTCACCAACAATAAAGATCGCGTTGTTACTTTCAATGTAGGGGAAGATGGCAACATTCCGCAGCCTGGATATGTAATCGCTGTAGCGGACCGAAATCTCTCCGGGCGCGACCTGGGCGGCCGTATCTCTGCGGTAAATGGTCGTGTGCTGACGCTGGACAGGGCGCCGCATGCTTCGGCAGCCGACAGGATGATTGTCAATCTTCCATCGGGTGTTTCTCAGTCACGCACCATTCAGTCGATTACGGGCAATAAGGTGACCGTTACGACCGCTTACAGCGAAACGCCTGTGGCTGAGGCCGTATGGGTCATTGAGTCTGATGAGCTCTACGCACAGCAGTATCGCGTTATTACGGTAACTGATAATAATGACGGCACGTTCACAATCATCGGTGCAAATCACGATCCGGATAAATTCGATCGCATTGATACCGGAGCCATCATTGACCAGCGGCCGGTGAGCGTGATCCCGCCGGGCAACCAGTCGCCGCCTGCGAACATCGTGATCAGCTCGTTTTCTGTTGTGCAGCAAAATATCAGCGTCGAAACGATTCGCGTGAGCTGGGACCAGGCGCAGAACGCTATCGCCTATGAAGCACAATGGCGCCGCAACGACGGGAACTGGGTTAACATGCCGCGCAGTTCCACCACATCATTCGACGTCCCGGGGATTTATGTCGGGCGCTACCTGGTGCGCGTGCGCGCAATCAACGCCGCTGAAATTTCATCCGGATGGGGGTATTCAGAAGAGAAAACACTGACGGGTAAAGTGGGCAATCCACCGAAGCCGGTCGGCTTCATTGCTTCTGAAAACGTGGTGTTCGGTATCGAGTTGAACTGGGGATTCCCGGCGAATACCGACGACACGCTGAAGACGGAAATTCAGTACAGCCTGACCGGTACCGAAGACGATGCGATGCTGCTGGCCGATGTGCCTTACCCGCAGCGCAAATATCAGCAGATGGGTCTTAAGGCTGGGCAGATTTTCTGGTACCGCGCGCAGCTGGTGGACCGCAGCGGCAACGAATCAGGGTACACGGAATGGGTGCGAGGACAGGCCAGCATCGATGTTTCCGACATCACAGATGTGATTCTGGAGGAAATTAAAGACTCCGATACGTTCAAAGACCTGATCGAGAACGCGGTGGACAGCAATGAAAAAATTGCTGGCATGGCTGACGACATCAAACAGGCCAACGATGAACTTGAGCAGCAGGCGAAGGAAATCGCCAAAAATGCCCAGGACGTCGGGAAAGTTCAGACCAGCGTTAATGAACTTTCGAGCACGGTCGGAGAAGTGTCGTCTTCCCTCTCAGAGCTTGAGCAGACCGTTGCGACGGTTGATACTGCGCTGGGCCAGCGAATCGACAGCATCAGTGTGTCTATGGACGGCATGACCGGCGGGGTCAAGAACTCAGCCATTGCCATTATCCAGAACGGGCTGGCGCAGGTTACTGCTCGCCGTTCTCAAACCGTAACGAACGCAGGGAACAGCGCCAGCATTGACCGCATAGATACCACCATTGCAGATACCAGCCAGGCCGTAGCCCGCGCGCTGGTTACGCTGGATGCGTCTGCAGGCGGTAATATTTCCAACTCCACCGATCTGACCGAAACACTTGCTGACTTCACTCAGGCATCGGCGACGAAAATTAACACCCTAACGGTTAAATCTGGAGAGAACAGTGCTGCCATTACGGTAAACGCGAAGGCCGTGGCCGACGTGAACAATAACCTCAGTGCGATGTACAACATCAAAGTAGCAGTTGACGCCAACGGGCGACAGTACGCTGCAGGGATGGGTATCGGAGTTGAGAACACGCCAGCTGGGATGCAATCCCAGGTGCTTTTCCTGGCTGACCGCTTCGCTGTTATGACTCAGGCCGGAGGCAACGTTACACTGCCGTTTGTTATTCAGAACGGGCAGACCATTATCCGAAATACTGTGATTGGTGAAGGGACTATCGACAACACCAAAATCGGCAGCTACATCCAGTCGACAACCTGGGACGGTACCGGGAACGTTGGCTGGCACATCAATAAGTCCGGCTACGCGACTTTC